CAATATCATTATTAGTATTAGTTATGTATCCAGTCTTAACACCACTTACGGTTTGACTTGGACTTTGCCATACAAAAGAATCTGCAGTATAGTTATGTTGTGTTCTTAGTCCACTAAATGCACTTCTATATTTTGTATAGTATAAATTTATATATTCGTCATTGTTAATAATATCTTTTACATATTTGTTAAACAGTTGACTTGAATTATATGAACCACTAGTCGAAGATGTATGTAATCTTTCATCTTGATATAATCTAGCATCATCGCCTTGCAAGTATAAATTACTGTATTCACCTGTAGGATCAATAAATTTTGAATATCTGCTGTGTCCACTAAATGTTCTGTTTACACTTTTTACTTTTACTACTCCACCTGTGTTATTAGATAATATAGTATTGTAGTCTTGAGCAGTAATCATTCTGTCTTGACTTGCATAATTCTTAGGTGCATTTTCTCTTATACTATCTAGCGATTCACTTGATGTAGCATTTGTAATTGCTTGTTTTAATTGTAAAGTAAATACTGCATTATAAGTATTACCATCACGTCCTGTATAGTTTACATTAATTTTTTTGTTAGTTAAATCATCTGGACGTACCACATAAGATGAGTTCTCACTTGGTCTATACCAAACTCTAATTGTGCCTTTTGGGATATTACCAAAAGTTCTATCAGGAAATAAAATTGATATTTCATTGTTCTCTCTAGTCTTAACACTAAAGATATCTCTAATACCTGATGCTAAATTATTATAAACTATATTGCTATTAACATCTTTAACTTTAGTCCATTCTTTAATAAGGTTTCCGGTTGTACTTATATTTTGTACAAAGCAATCTGTGTTATTAATATTAGGGATAGTAATATCTAATACATTACTATCAATTGGATCTTCAATAGCAAAATCTTGATATGATAATTCACCTTGTTTTACTCCAAAGAAGAAACCTGTGTTAGCACTATTGATTCCTCTGCCGTCATTCTTAAAATACATTCCAATGTTAGAAACTGGATCTGGAGATTTTTCTTTGAATGTTAAATTAGTTTCATCATAATCACTGCTAATAATATTAAATGTTCTTGTAGAACCTGTTACTACACCTTCAACATCAAACTTAATTTGATTTGGTGTATTATTTAAATCGTAAAAATCTGTTCTAATATTATTAAGTACTACACTTTTATTTGGACTACCATATTGATTACTATTTTGTAAAGTTGAATTTACTATGGTAATAAAATCATCTAAGTTATTAACATCATTAGTAACTTCATATTTAATTTCTTTTCCACCTAAACTTGTTCCTGCACTACCAATAACTGCTTCGTTTGTTTTAACTGCAACAACTTTCATTTCACCATACGCAGGCACATTACGTCTTGGAGAGTATCCTAAAAATTCAGCTAATTTAAAAACTGATTCTTGTTTTTCTGCTGTTGTTAAAAAGTTATTTCTAGCATTAAGATCTACTCTGTATGCTAGGTTGTGTCCAAATTGAGCTACTACATCAAGTAGTGATACAAATTCAGCTGATTCAATCCAGTCATTATAATTTTCTGGATATGTGTTACGGACATAGTCAACCATTGCAGTTCTAATTGTATCATAATCAAATGCTTGAAAGTTAGCATTAACGTAAGATTCATAAACTACAGTATAGTCTTCTGCCGCAAATATTTTATTTTGTCTAGTTTTTTGTGCCATGTTAAATCTCTGCGTCCTGTTCCCTATCGAACTTAATTTGCAAATCTATTGCTGTTGTAGTAGGTAGGTATGTTAAATTTACATTAACTGTAACATAATGGTCATCTTGTACTACACGAACATTTGTATCGTTAACTGTAAAACGAGGATCGTAGTTTACTACAGCAAATACTTCATTGCGTATAGACTCAATAGTATCATCATCTAATGGTTCAAATACATAAAAAGGCAAGTCACAACCAAAAGTAGGGTCGGTCCACTTCTCTCCTTTACGTATATGAAAATGGTTTAACAGGTCACGTTTAGCTAGTTCAAGACCAGAAAGTCCCTTGCTAGTATAAGCCTGTTCAACTGTTGTATATCCTATAATCTCGCTCATACAACTATTTATGCGATTTATTCTGTTAGTAGTTTATGATTGTATAATTAGCTTGTAAAGCTATTGATTTAATTGATTTATTAGTGATCTCTTTCTACTTTCAGAAAGATTTGGCAAAAATCTACTAGTTTCTGCGTAGTATACATACTCAGCTTGAGCCTTTTGTTTATCCGTTAATTGAAATGTACTATACTCTTTTACCAGCTGTTGAATACCTTGTTCTTTAATTAAAGATCTATTTTTATATTGTCCATAGTCTGCTAAGATAATTATTTTTGATTCAGCTTGTCTTTGTGTTCTTTGTGATCCACCTAAAATTAATGCAGTAGCAACATAATCCCATTTCTTTTCTTCAATAAATTCGTATATACGAAATTTTCTATCTTCAGTACCAACTGATGTAATATCATTAGTAAACCAATATAAACTTAATAACCCATCGTATTGGCTTTGAGATAACGTATCAATTGGTAAGAGTTTTTTAAATCTTCTTTCTCTATCTTTAAAAAGTTCTATCCAAGCAGTATATGCTGAATCTTCAGTTACTCCATTACCTTCTATGTCATCTACTGTTGTACTTTTATAACCTATTTTTGTTATGCCATCAACAGTTTTTTGATATCCACTCCAACCCATAGTTCTAATAATATAGTTCATAACATTATCACTTGCTTCTAAGTCTTTTACAAATACTTCATCTCTAGCCGTGCTTGTATCTATTATAGAAAATAAACTAAAGTCAATTAAAGTTTTATCATTAACAACGTTTCCAAAATTAAAAGTAGGCATTATGCTGTATTTCCTTTACCTGTAACAAATGTTTCTTGGTTATCAACACCCAACCATGGATGCTTCTCTGGAACTCTACTTGCAACACTGACTTTAACATTTTGGTTTTGAGTTTGATTTTGTATTGTTGTTTTTGTAGCTGGTGTAGGTTCTGGTCCATTCATATCTATTCTTGCACCTTTAATAATTTGGTTACCTGCTACAGTTAAATTATAATTTACGTCACTTTGTATATTTAAATCAACTGCACTATAGATATCAATACTTCCAACACTTGTTTCTAATTTTAAACCATCACCACCTGTGCTTTTTATATTAACACCCATTTCTGCCTGCATATTAATACTGCCTTTAGCATGAACATTATAGTCGCCTTCTGTGTGAACACTTACTCCACCCTTGCTATAAACATCAACTCTACCTTGTTGATCCATTTCAATCCAAGCATCGCCATTCTGTGTTGTAACAAAAATAAAACCTTTAGTGTCTTCAAGTAATACTTGAGCACCACCATGTGTTCTTAATCTAATATTTTTACTATTACCTTTTTCGTCTCCATCGTCCATTGTAAAAGTATGTCCACCACGTGTTGTTATACCAAACACTTTACTTGGACTTTCTCTTCTAGCACTACTCTGACTATGTCCTCTTGTATAATCTAAACTTAATCCTTGTTCGTTTAATACTGCCTGAAACCATTCATTCATTGGTTTAGTATCTGCATCATTTTGATCATATGGGTTTTTTTCAACTGCTGGACCTAAACTCTTTTCTCCGTTAGCATAAATTTGTCCACTAGCATTTCCACCCATCATAGAGTTTCTATCTTTGGCTATAAGGCTTCCTACTACAATACCTTGTTCTAAACTACTTGTATATGCAACTAGTACATTTGTTCCTACTTCTGGTGGCTGTGGCCAAAATCCATAACTTACAGGAGCTTGTGCTTCTTTGGTTGCGTCATCGCCACTATCTTTAATTTGTGTATGCCCACCCATGGGTATTGATAGTAAACAAATTCTATCTGTGTCTTTGGAACCAAAATCTGATATTCTAACTTTAATCCTGCCAGTATATAACGAGTCACTGTTTTCTGTAACTTCACCTATGTATAGTCCACTTAAATTATTAATGTTAAGAGCAGTATTTGCTTTTACATCATTACTAACTTTAACTCCATCATGTTTATAACTCATATTATGTTCCTCCATCAAAGAATGTGCTGTTTACTGCTTTTTCTTTCATTGGTGTGCCTACATATTTGTTTTCACTTGTTGGTGCAGGTGCACTACCATCTGTTATTTGTATTAATTGATTCAATACTAATCCAGGATTAGTTAGTGGATCCTTAAATCCTATTAGATTTTGAGTAAACCTTCCACTTTGAAATCTACTTTCTATACTAGTTATCTTGTATACTCCAGTTGAAACTAAATCAACTGGGCCTCTAACTTGTTTTTCTAATAAATCGTCTGGATTGGGATTATAATTTAATAATGTTATCATTAGAGAATCTGTTGACGGCAATGGTGATTTATCTGTTCCTTGTACATGAGCTCTAAATGTATTACCTTGCCAAAATGGATCTCCTTTTATTTCAATGTTAAAGTTAATCGCATCAGCACTTCTCATTGCTATAGCTCCAAGCCTTTGAGCATATAACGTATCACTATTATCGTTTTCGTTTTTTTGTTGCTCTTCAACACCTAATGGTTTGTCTACATATTGAACTAAATCAATATAGTCAGTCATTGGATTGTAATCAGTATCTTCTAAGTACTTGGTAGCTTTAGTTGGGTTTGAACTGGTGTATTGTTGTCTACCTTCTGAATGATATACTCCATCTAATGGAATTCTTGATGTAACATATAATTGTTCTATGTCAAGACTATAGTTTAGTACCTCGGTATTCATTCCTGAATACAAGTAACTATACGATTTACATATAGATAAGTTTTTTAATCTTTGTTTTTGAAATGCTTGGTTCTGTAATCTTTCTATATCTTTCTTTTTATTCATACTTGCACCAGTGCTATCTGTGTATATACCAATTTTAAATGTAATTTTTTTATGTTCAAGTTGGCCTGTTTTTTCATCTCTTATTCCAAATTTTATATCTAGGTCAACAATTATACTAAGAGTTATTCCTGTTTCTTCATTAACTTTTTTAACGTATGCGGCCCAGGCTGGACAGTTACGTTCAATTTGTCTTTTAATTTCTGGACCTAATGCAGTTGATGCATTAATTGATGCTTCTCTCACATCTGCATCGTCCATAGCATTGGCCATACCAGCGCCTTTGTCTGCGTTAGCTGTTGAACCCCACGCTTTTAATTTTAAACTAAAGTCTCCAATTTGTTCTCCTGATTTAGTGTCTTGAGCTAATATACCAGATATGTCACTAGTTTTATCAAAAAGAATTTCAATTTCTTTTGGCGGTTTAACTCCGTTCTTAACTTCATTAGGATGTAACTTATTAAGTTCAGCTTTATTAAATGCTGTCACTAAACCTTCAGCAAATGCTTGAACTGTATTTACTTTAGGTATAAGCAAATCAACGGTTGTAATTGATTCTACCTGTGCTTGTTTAATCATACTAAATGCAATAATATTGTATCTAGTTCCTTCTGGTCCTGTTTGACTTCTTACTTGATTTATTTTTATAGGATAGAAAAATGCATTAGGATATTTTACACTACCACCTGTTTCAAAATCTCTGCCTAAGAATTCTAATTTTAATACATAATGTTGTGATGGTAAGCTATATGGATTTCCTAGAGACTTTCCAACTTTTAAAATTCTATCTAAAAAAGTAAATCCCAATGGCTCCATAAGATCAAATTGTATAACACCTGGAGTAGTATTACCATGTTCCATTCCTGGTACCACTCTTTGTATCATAGCAAAGTTATCCATTGCAAACTCAGTAGTAACACCTGTCTGTGCTATTATCTTTGCATTGTTATTGTTAATAGCCGCTGTATCTGATCCTTCTAATAAACTTGGATCATTAAATATTTTACTATTAGTAATATAAAAAGTCCATCTATATGTAGGACTATCAACTGTACTTAACCAGTTTTCTGTTGATAAGTTAAATAAGTTTTTTTGCTTTGCTCTAGCACCAGCTTTTAATGCTTTCTTTTTCAGTGCCGCATCTTCAGCTTTGGCTACTTCTGCATCTTTAATAATTTTATCTTTGTATACAAGTGTTTCGCCATCGGTTTCTAACTTGGCAAAATCAACGTCTTTTGGATCTTTTCCGTTTGCCATTGCTACACCGCTGTCAATCATTTGATCAGTGAACTTATTATTTCTACCTTCCACTTCTGTCATTGACTTTAGTAACTTTTTTGTAAGAGCTGGATTTGATTCTAGATTACCTAAATCAGCATCTGGATCAACTCCAAGGTCTTTAGCAACTTTGTCTACATATGCTGGTGTATTGTTCCCGTCACCTGGAGGTGCCCATCGTGTTATAAGATCTCTAACACTTTTATTATTATATTTTGTATTTGATGTGTATAAATTTTTAGCCGCGGCTCTATAACCATATTCGGGTTTTGAAAAGACTTCAAAGCCTTTGTTATTGCCAACCTTGCCTAACCAATCAGCATCGCTTTTTCTGATGTTAAGCGGATTAAAATTTTTATAATTTAAGTCCATTACGAGAACCTTACTGGAACTTTTATTGTGATACCTTCTTTAAAATCTATAATAGGGTCTTTTAGTTTATCTTGATTAAACAACGAAAACACCCACCATAACTTTGCATTGCCATATAATTCATGTGCTAACAAGTCTGGTTTATTTTGATGTTTTAGTTCTAGTTTAATACTTTTTGTAGAAGTGCTATCAATATCAATAGAATCAATATTTAAATGATCTAAATATTTTTCACCTACTACTTCTGTATTTCTATATAAACTATCTGATGAGTAAGTAGCCATTAAATGAATCCTCCTTTATTTCCACCTTTCAAAAGATGTCCACCTGAGTAAGTTTGAATATTAAATTCTTTTTTAATATTAGCTGGAGGAAGTTGCGGAACTAAATCTATTGAAGCTAATAATAATGTTGGAACTGTAGTACTTTGATCATTTCCAATATCTACATCAACATAGTCACTGTCTTCAACTAGTGTGTAGTTAAAGTTTCTCATTATTACTGGCACATAACTTGCATGAACAATTCCATATGCACTAAATTTTAAAATAGGTGGTGGTGTTCCAGCCGTCTCTGATCGTTGTTCACCAAAATCACCTTTGGTGCAAGATTTAAAAAAATGTATTGCCGCCGCAGTATATTTTGCTTCTTCTATAGTGTTTGAAGAAAACAATGCAGTAACGTTGATAGTAGGGTTAGCAGTATTCATATAATAATTTTGTTGGTATTGAGATCCTTGTACTTCGTAGGCTCCGTAGTTAGCATTATGTGAAAACTGAATAGTAGGAGTGTAAGGAAATAAAACCCCACCTATTTCGTTTAATGGTTTTAATATGCCAAAATTCATACTAAAAGGTTTACCCTTTTGTTTCATTACTAATTTTACTTTATTTTTAACAGTCATTATTTTAGTCTAT